TAATAAAAACTTGCTTGTAATAGATAAAAGGGTAAAAGGATTAAAGCTATTCAATACGATAATGCACGAGTTATTTCATATAATTATTAATCATGCCGACATAGATGTAAATAAACGAGGAGAAGAACCTATTGCACAAGCTGTGGGAGATGGTTACGAGAAAGTATTTAAACAAAACCCTAAACTATGGACTTTACTAACTAAATTACTAAAAGGATAATATGAAGATAGAAACAGCCGATATAAATACAATTAAACCTTATGAAAATAACCCAAGAAAATTAAAAGATTCAGCTATTGAAAAGGTGGCTATGTCTTTAAAAGAATATGGCTTTAGACAACCGATTGTAATTGATAAGGATAGAATTATTGTTGTTGGACATACTAGGTATAGAGCAAGTAAAAAATTGGGTCTGAAAGAAGTACCAATAACTATTGCTGACAATCTTACACCTGAACAGATAAACGCATATAGAATAGCTGATAATAGAACTGCTGAAGAATCCGAGTGGGATAGTGAATTACTTAAAATGGAAATAAAAGAATTAGAAGCTAAAGATTTTAAATTAGACTTATTAGGTTTTAACGAAGATCAATTAAATGATATATTATTTGACGAGAAACAAGGTTTAACTGATGAAGATGAAGTTCCTGAAGCACCTGAAGAACCTATATCTAAACTAGGAGATATTTGGAAACTTGGTAATCATAGAGTTATGTGTGGGGATAGTACAAATTTAACAGATGTTGATAAACTTATGAATGGAGTATATCCTGATTTAATACATACTGACCCTCCTTATGGAATGAACGCAGTATCAAAAAGTGGTGTTTTATCTAAAAATTATAAAAAAGATATTTTGGGAGATGATAATAATGAAATTGCAAAAGACTCTTTTAAATTAATATATGGTTTATATCCTAACGCAAAGCAAATTTGGTGGGGTGCAAATTATTATTGTTCTGTTTTACCTGACAGTGAATGTTGGCTTGTATGGGATAAAAACAATGGACAATCCGATCAAACCGATTGTGAGTTAGCATGGGGTAATTTTAGATCTGTTGTTAGACAATTTACTCAATCATCAGAGAAGAAAAATAGAGTACACCCAACCCAAAAACCAGTATCATTAATGGAATGGATTATTAAAAGATTTAATTTAACATCTAAAACAATAGCTGATTATTTTGGTGGTTCAGGAAGTACATTAATTGCTGGAGAAAAACATAATTTAGATTGTTTTATTATGGAGTTTGACCCTATATACTGTGATATTATAATTAAGAGATGGGAGAATTTTACAGGGAAAAAGGCAGAGTTAGAAAATGGACAAAATTAAGGCAAATAAGACAGAAAAAAGACAAGGTGCTGGAAGACCCAAGATAGTGGTCGATATAGAAATATTAAAGAATTTAGCCTCTATTGGCTGTCCAGACTATGAAATAGCTAGTGTATTAAATATATCAGCTAAAACATTAAAAAGAAATTATGCAGATATTGTAGAGCAGTTTAAAGAAAAGGGTAAAGCTAGTTTAAGAAAAAAAATGTGGGATAAGGCAGTTAAAAAAGATAATACCCATATGCAAATTTGGTTAAGTAAAAACTATCTAGGAATGAAAGATAGAACCCAAACTGAAACTATTAATGAGCCTTTACCATTAATTATAGATGCTAAAGCAGAAGATGTAGATGGCTAAACAAAAATTCACGCACTTCATACCAAGAGATAAACCACCAAAAAGAGGTGCTGGAAAACATAAGAAGAACAAAAACAAACATGAAAAACGACAACAAAAACAAACTAGATACAAAGGACAAGGAAGATAATATGAGTGAAGTAATCGGAGAGAATACATTTTTAAAACTAAGACAACAAAAAGATCAAATGAAAACAGAGTTAGAGCAAGTGAAGATTCAAAGAGATATTGCTTTAAGAAGACAAAAGAAACTTGAAGATGCTGTAAAAGATTTAAGAAAGTTGGTAGAGAGTGGAACAGAAGCGAAGTAACTTTTATCCTAATGGAGAGATCATAGATTATTCTCTACCTCAATCATTTCAGAAAAGTTTAAAAGCAGAGGCTTGTGGTAACTGTGGATTATACTCTAACAAAAGATCATTCTGTGGTCGTTGGGGTGCTAAAGCTGTAAAAGATAATTACATATGCCACGAATGGAGAAAAAGGTTCTTTAAGAGATAGTTTTGTGATATTTATGCCTCATGGCTAAATACAAAAATAAAACTGTTAAACTTAACAAACCCATGCGTGGAGATGTTAAGAAGTTTAAAGTATTCGTAAAGAATCGTAAGACAGGCAGAGTAGTCAAAGTTAATTTTGGCGATAAAAAGCTATCTATTAAAAAGAATATTCCAGCTAGAAAAAGATCATTTATGGCAAGATTTAGACCAATACTTGCTAAGGCTAAAAGATCAGGCAAACAACTTAATACAACTCCTGTTTATTGGGCAGTTAAATCATGGCAAAAAGGGTTTAAGATATGAGAGATATTAAAGTTTTAGAGTCGTTTAAAAAACACGCAGAAAAGAAGTTAAAAGAAATGAACTTATTTAGATATTTAAAAAAAGAAGTAGAGGCTAATGCTAATGGCACTAGAGAATATGTAATTAAAAAAGGTATTAACAAAGGCAAGGTTGCTAAATAATTATGGGTAGTACAATGAATTATTATTTTACAGGAATATTGATAGTTTTGTTTTGCTTATTAGCATTTATAAAACCAGCATATCCTGACGAAACACAAAATAATACATCTGGCTCAAACACTATGATTGATGGTGGTTATACATCTAACGCTACTACAACTTATCAATCAGGCTCATCATCAAATACTACAACAAACTCTACATCAAACTCTAATATTAAATCTGCACCACCAACAGCATCAGCACCATCATTCTCTGCTCAAAGCCAAGATGTTTGTGCAACAGGAGTATCAGTAGGTATTCAAACATTTGGTACAGGCTTTTCAGGTGGTAAAACAAACAGAGATATGAACTGTGAAAGAATTAAATTAGCAAAAGTATTATATGACTTTGGAATGAAAGTAGGCTCAGTTGCTTTACTATGCCAAGACGAAAGAGTCTTTGAGGCCATGATTAACGCTGGTACACCTTGCCCTGTAGATGGAAAGATAGGTAAAGATGCTTTAGCAATATGGAATAAGTACGACCATGAAAGACCAGATTACGAAACTTATGTAAAACGAATTAAGAAAAGAGAAAAGATAGACAAGAAATTAAACAAAGAAGAAGCTGAAACATTAGAGTTACATACAAAATGATTTGGTTAATAATTTTTATAGGAGTAATGGCATATGCAGTATATCGTATCAATCGTTTTGTTGATGATATTAACCCTTACAACTTCAAAAGCAGAAACAACAAATAATTTAGTTTCACAAGATTTTACAAGTGGTTGGTCAGGAACAAACATAGATACTACACATGGTAGTGGAGTTATAGCTGGAGTTAATAATGAATATGTAGAATCCGATAGTGTTTCTTTGAATGATTCTAATGTAAATAAAGGTTCATTAAACAATGGCTTTGAAATAACAGGCTCATCTAAAATATGGTTTTGGAATAGTAATTCACAATCAGTTACACAATCTATCAAAGTAACAGATGATAATGGAAATCTAACTACACAGAATAGAACCATATCAGGAAGTTGTGCTACATTTAATGGTTGTACATATCAAGATATGACAGACACAATGATCTTTGGAAAGAATACAGTACAAGATTATGATGTTGTTTTAAGATATGATTTTTCTGTTCCTAACACTACAGGACACTATGGGGCTGATCTTAAAGAGCCTAGTCTAGTTGTAAATTATAATTATGTTCCTGATATTAATGAAACTGTAGAACAAGAATTAATAAATTTATTTACTGATTTTGAACCAGAAGAAGATATTAAAATTGAAGAACAATTCACATTTGAGATATTTGAAGAACCTACAATGGAAGTAATGGAAGAACCTACTATGGAAGAATTTATCGAAATTGTTTCTATTGCTGATGAGCAACCTGAAACTATGGAAACAGAACCAGAGATTATGGAAGAAATTATTGCAGAAGAAAAGCCTGAAGAAGAAGTAATAACAGAAGAAATTATACAAGAAGCTAAAGAGGAGATGCCAGAAGAAATTGTAGAGGAAGCACCAGAGCAAATGGCAGAAGAAAAAGAAGAAGAAATTATTGAAGAAACTACAGAAGAAGCACCTAAAAAAGAAGTTAAAACAAAGGTAGCAGATAAAAAAACAAAGAAACCTAAGATAGATAATATTATGGCCAAAGTAGATGCTCAAATTAAAGATAGTGCTAAAAACTTACAGATTAAAAACATTATAAAACTAGATGCTATGAAAAGCGATCAGGTTTCACTTACAGATTACAATAATGTGGAGTTTTACAAGCCTAAAGATATTTATTTGAATCAGATCGAGATATTTGATAATAGGTCTATATATGCCAATGTTGATTTAGTGAAATATACTGCTAATGATATAATGGAAGTTAAGATAAAAAAACTAAATGAAATTAAGTCTAAAAAAAGACTATTACTTTTAGAATTACAGGAGTTAAAAAATGGTTAAAAAAATACAAGACAATCTTACAAACATAGTTGTAATACTAGGTCTTATTGCTTCTATTGGTGCTGGATTTACTAAATTTGCTAAGATGGAATCTACAATCGAACAATTATCTAATCAAACTGCACCAGATTTATCTGGTATAGAAAACAATGGATTTGCAATATTAGATATTAATAAGGAGATAGCTTTAATACAAAAAGAATTAGAAACTCATGGTCATAACAACGATCATTCACATGACAATTCTTCTATTAAAATATTACAAAAAGAAATAGAAGTTTTAAAGTTAGAGATTGAAGAATTAAAAGAAGCATCTAAAAACCCATTAAGCTAATGAAGTTTGTTTTAGCTTATACTATCTGCTCAGCAATTACAGGATATTGCAATACTCCATTAGTACACCCTGTAGAATATAATAGCTGGACAGAATGTACTAAAGCTGGTGCTGTAATAACAATAAAAGTAACTAACGAATTTCAGGAAAAATTTAATAAGGAAAAAATGTATATTTCTTATTTCTGTAATGAAAATAACTCTAACAAAACCACAACTTAAAGTATCATCTAGTAAAGCAAGATTTAGAGTTCTTATAAGTGGTCGTAGATTTGGCAAGACTTATCTGGCTGTAACTGAGATGATGAAATATGCCTGTCAGCCTAATAGAAGAATCTGGTATGTAGCACCTACATTTAAAATGGCCAAAGAGATTGTATGGGGAACTCTTAAAGAGATGCTTAATCAATTTAATTGGATAGAGGACATAAACGAAACTACAATGACAATAACTATTAGAAAAACTAATAGTCAAATATCATTAAAGGGTGCTGATAACTATGATTCACTTAGAGGTACAGGATTAGACTTTTTAATCTTAGATGAGTTTGCAGATATAGATAAACGAACTTGGTACGAGGTTTTGAGAGCTAGTATATCTGACAGATTAGGCCATGTACTATTCTGTGGAACTCCAAAAGGTTATGGTAATTGGTCTTATGAATTATATTTAAAAGGTAAGCAAGATAACGATTGGGCTTCTTATCAATTCACAACTATTCAAGGTGGTATAGTATCTGCTGAAGAAATAGAACAAGCTAAACAAGATATTGATATTAGAACTTTTAGACAAGAGTTTGAGGGTACATTTGAAAATTATGCTGGTAGTGTTTATTATAACTTCCACCCTGTAGATAATGTTGTTAAACGAGAGATAGATTGGGATAAACCTTTGCATATAGGAATGGACTTCAATGTCGATCCCATGTCAGCCTGTGTTGGGCAAATAGAAAAAGATAAAGTTTATTTTGTAGATGAAGTGATA